ATGATAATTATCCCTTATGGAGACAAACAAATGGATGAACTTTTAAAGAAGTTATTAGAAGCTGAAATTTTGTCAGAAGACACTAAAGTAGAATTGGAAGCAGCATTTGCGTCCCAATTATCTGAAGCGGTTGAATCTGAGAAAGTTAGAGCACGTGAAGAAATTCGTGTAGAACTATCTGAGCAATGGGTTGCTGAAAGAGAGCAATTAATTGAAGCGATGGATACTAAAATTGACGATTTCTTAACAGAAGAGATGGAAGAACTTAAGGGTGACCTTAGCCGTTTCAGAGATCTTGAAGTTGAGTATGCTGAAAAATTAGTAGAAGCAGAAAGTAAACTTGCTAAGCAATTAGAAGCTGATACTGAAGAGTTAGTAGAAAAATTAGACACTTTCCTTGAAATGCGTCTTACTGCTGAACTAAATGAATTAAAAGAAGATATAGCAGAAGCTAAGAAATCACACTTCGGTAAGCAAGTGTTTGAAGCTTTCTCAAATGAATATAAAAATAACTTCGTAGATCAAGATAAAATATCTGCAGAATTAAAAGAATCACAACAAGAACTAAGATCTACATTAAATCAGCTTAAAAAGGCTGAGCGTAAATTAGAAGAGAATGTTCGTGGAACAAAAATAAATGGTCTACTTAAGCCATTAAAAGGAAGTCAAAGGGATGTGATGGAAACGATTTTAAATAATCTTCCAACTAAAGACCTTGATACTGGATACTCAACTTTCATCGGAAGAGTATTGAAAGAAGGCGAAAAAGAATCTATAGAGAAGGAAACTAAAGTACTTGCTGAAGATACTAAAGCCCAAACCACGACTGAAGTAGTTAAAGAAGGGACTGTCAAAACTGGCAATCTTGAAAATGAAGCTACTGAAGAAGAAAAAGTAATTCAAGAAAATCTTGATCAACAAAGAGAAGCTGCTAAAGCTAAACTTAGAAGATTAAGTGGACTTGAAGGTTAATTTTAATAATAATTCAACAAAAAAGGATTTAAATAATGGAATTATTTGAAAATTGGCAGGAAACAAAAGGAACCCTGCTTGAAGGTTTGGATAGTAGCAAGCGAGCTATCGTTGGTCAACTACTTGAAAATCAAAAAACACAAATTCTTAAAGAAAACGCATCTGCTGGAGCAACTGCTGCTGCTGATATTGCTGGTTTCCGTAAGATTTTAATCCCGATGATTCGCAGAATCATTCCTGGAACTATCGCTTCTGAGCTAGTTGGTGTTCAACCAATGCAAGGTCCAGTAGGTCTAGTATATTCTCTACGTCATGTTTATAAAGAAGCTGCAACTGGTACTAATTTTGCCGGAGCTCCTGTAACTATCAGTGCTGGTTCTGAAGCATTTGGTAACAGCCATTATGGTTTCCCATCCAACCCAATCTATGACTTCTATTCAGGTCAAGTTGGTCCAGCTACTGGTCAGCCTTCTGGCGCGTCTGGAATTGGTCCTTCATCTCCTGGTGATATTTCTGACGGTTCTGTTGTTCCTGCAAGTGGATCTGCTTGGGGTGCTGCTACTGGTTTCTCAGCACTAGACGGATGTACTATTGGTGGAAGCGGTGGAAACATTGAATCTTCTGGTGGCCGTAAAATGGGTATCGAAATTGTTTCTCAAGCAGTTGAATCAGGTACTCGTAAGTTACAAGCTGGTTGGACAATCGAAGCAATGCAAGATGCTAATTCACAGCACGGTATTGATCTAGAAAACGAAATGACTCAAGCTTTAAGTGCTGAAATCGTTCAAGAAATTGACGCTGAAATCATCAAGGATCTAATCACTCTTGCTGGTACTGCTGCTACTTTTGAAGGTAGTGTTGGTGGACCTGCTGGTAACAATTATGCTCCTGCATATGTTGGCGATCGTTTAGCTAATCTTCAAGCTATGATTAACTATGTTGCAAATGAGATTGGTCGTAAGACTCGTCGTGCTTCTGGTAACTTCATCGTAGTTAGCCCTATGATTCTTTCTGTATTGCAAACTGCTAGTACTTCTGTATTCGCTCCTGCAGTTAAAGGATCTTTCAAAGGACCTAACAACACTTACCTAGCTGGTACAATGAACGGAACTATCAAAGTGTATTCTTACCTTTGGAATGATGTTCAGAGCACAGATGTTGGTGGAACTGGCGATGATACAATCCTTGTTGGTTACAAAGGCGGAAACGGAGAAACTGATTCTGGTTATTTCTACTGCCCTTACATCCCTCTTATGTCTTCTGGAACTGTGGTTAACCCAGTTACATTCGATCCTCAGATTTCTCTGATGACTCGATATGGTAAAACCTTCTTCAACGATCCTACTACTTCGTTAGGAAATTCAGCTGAC